ATCCTACATATGTCGCTTCTATTCTTAGCGGAACTCTAGCAACCTTTTCTATTTCAAGAGAAAAAAACAAATGAAGAAACTACTTCTACTTCTTTTTATTGCGGCTCCAGTATCTGCTCAGGTAACCCCTAATTTTACTCAAGGTTCAATGCAGTCAACGACAACTACCACCATTGACATTGACCGAACCATTGAGACTGAAGTCTACGGTGGAGCTTATTCATCATGGTCTGGAACAAACGTAGTCCCGAGCGGGGACATCGCAGATACCGCTACAACATATTCAATTCATACTGCTGGCGATCAATTTCAACTAGAGATTGTAACGAGAGCAGCAGGAAAGATCGAAGACACCCTTGTAACAGAAACAATCGAACAAAGTACTGTTACTACTTCCTTATCGGTCTTCTCTCAATAGCACCTGCTTACGCAGAAGATCCAACAGTTAAAAATACATCATCTCCTGTAGCTGCGGCAACAGGTAATGTTACTAACCAGGCGGTGCAATTCCAAAACAATGGGGCACCGTCTAGGCAATACTTTGCAAGTAATAATAGTTGCAATGGAACAACCATGCAGTTCTCGCCCTTTTATATGGGCAATGATACTATTCCTTTCGATAACGAAGGGTATGTACGAAGCAATAACTACGGCGTACAACTAAACTTTTCTGTCCCACTAGATGGTGGCATGATAGAAACCTGTAAAGCTATCGCCCGTAAACACGAACAAAAGATGCGTCTTGACTACGAACTTGTTCGTGCTCTGAAGTGTACTGAGATTATGAAGTCTGGGTTTACCTTTAGACCTGGCAGTCGTGTCGAAGTTTTATGTCATGACGTTGTACCAATTGTATCTCTCGAATAATGGAAGCAATAGTCGCTGCTGTCATTGCAATAGTTGCAGGCGGCGCAACACTAAATAACAGATTACACAACAGAATAAATAATGTACATGATCGCATTAGTGGTCTTGACAGACGTATCGACGCTATTGAACTTAACGTGGCTCAGGACTATGTATCTAAAGCTGATTTATCAGTCATGGTCCAGCGTATGGAAGATCATATGGTGCGTATTGAAAACAAACTAGACCAAATTGTCCTTAGGAATTAATTTACTATGGCTTACAAAAAAGAACCTTTTCCTAAAAATGCTCCAAGCATTCGTAATGCTAAACCAAAGACCTCAACTCCAGTTAAGAACTTTCCTGGTCTTGGTATTGCACCAACTATTAAGCAAGCTAAAAAAGTAGACGAGGATGCATTTAACAGTAATTTTAAAAAACAAGCTTAATTATGACTTACAACGTAGTAGATCTCCGTACTCAAAAGGTACTTGGTACTTATGAAACTGCTGAACAAGCAGTACGTGCAGAATCACACCTCGTGCATGAACCAGGTGAAACATGGTATGCAATTAAAGCACCCGTAGAAAAGAAAACACGAGCCAAGAAGACTAATGTCAAAAAACAAAGCGAGTGAAGAACAATTTAATGAGCTACACAATCTAGTTACTACTGAGTTTCTAAACCGTGTTAAATCCGGTGAGGCAACTACACAAGATTTAAAAGCAGCTTGTGATTGGCTATCAAAGAATGACATCAGTGGTGTCGCCTTTGATGGTAACTCACTTGATAAATTGGCTAACATTATGCCAACTGTTGACCCAGAACTAGTCCAACGGAGGCTATATGGCTCGAAGCTCTAAACATAGCGGTGCTAAATTCGCTAATGGTAACTATAAATCATACCAGAAAAAGTATGATGGTTCCAAACTACAAATCTCAAAGCGGTCTGCTTTAAATAAAGAGAACCGACGCCGTGGTACTTATGGTAATGGAGATGGTAAAGATGTATCCCATAAAAAGGATGGATCTACTACTCTTGAAAAAGCCTCTAAGAATCGCGCCCGTGTCGGTAAAAAACGTAAAGCATGACCCCCTTACTTCCAACTCCTGATCACTACCTATACAACTTAATAACCATGACATCCTCTGAAGCAAAGCGCCTTTGGAGGCGCAGTATTAAATTACACTTTGGCTGCACATGTGTTTATTGTGGAGAAACTTATGAATTACACGAACTTACTCTGGACCATGTACATCCTCGTTCTCTTGGGGGCGAAGATGTCAATACGAATGTCGTCCCCGCATGTACCAGATGCAATCAGGATAAAGGAAGTAACCACTGGCAATCATGGATGAGAGCCAAATTTGGAGTTAATAAACTCCGTGAACACTTAATTATGGAGTATATTAATTAATGGATAGAGAGACCAAACGAGCGTATGAGATTGTTCAAAAAAAAATTGTTTCAAATTTAGATCGCTTAATGGCGGTGCAAAAAGCTAAACAAAAACTTAGTAGTGCTGACGTTAATGATTTAAAAAAATGGCGTAGGTTTGGTGCTGCTTTTGCTTGGGATCCTTCAGTTTTTCAAGACGTTTTAGAAAAACCTGACATGTCTGATGAAGACTTAATTTCTTCTTTAAGAAGAGGAGAAGAAGGTCTTATGCGTAAATGGGGTTATATAGATAAAATTCCATTGCATCATATTGTTGCCGACAGAACTGGTGGAGATCTTGGCATTAGAACTCCTGTTGATATTTGGATAGACACAAAAAAACGTATTTTTGATTTAACAGGTGCAACACCAGGAGACAATCAAGCCAATTTAAATGCATCTGGGGCTTTTGATGAATTATGGCATCAAGGTAGATTAGGTGCTAAAGGTTCAGTATTTGCACAAGCTGGTCTTATTACACCTGAAGATTTTCCTTATCTACACAGAGCAGGCCAAAATTTAGCTGATAAGTTTGGTTTAGATCCTAGAATGGTTAATGCTAGTGCGGCGGAACAAGCTGCAGCATTAGCACCTTCTATTATTCAACAACAAAACAGATTTGAAGAAGTTTCTAATAGACCAGAAGTATTTAGACAGCGTGCTGTTTATGAATCAGCAGGTTTAAACATTTCAAATCCTAATACTTCAATTGGAGAAATTCAACTTTTTAAAAAAGAAACTAAAAACACACCTTTACCTGGACTTTTTGCAAGAGCAGGTTCAATGTCATTTGACGCAAACCCAGAATTAAGACAATTTTTGGAAAGTCCAGGTGGTGCTGAAATGTATAGAAAAATAAACTTAGGTTTAAAAAACCAAGGTTTACCTCCAATAGAAAAAGGTTCTTTATATGGTAGTTTACTTCCGTTTGCAACACCAGATGGTTTAAAAGGTTTAAAAAATCTTATTAAAGAAAATGTTGGTGGTGAAACTATGGGATCTTTATATTCGCTTCTTTTAGATCCTGAAATGAGACAAGCAGTAGAAGAGAATGATGGTAATAAAGTAGCTGGTATTATAACTAGAGATGTTGGTTTTGGTTTAGCTGGTTCTGCAGCAACTAAAGCTTTATTACCAATGCTTCCAGCTGCAGTAACTAACGTAGTTGCACCAATAGTTACACCAGTAGCTTCAGTAGCCGCCACCGCTTTACCTGTTGCTGCAGTATCTCAAATTGGTGGTTCTACTGATCCTTTTGTAACTCAACAACAAAACATTAGATCTTTAGAAGAAGGTAGTGACGCTGCTGTAAAAATGAAAAGTCGCTACCCATCAAAATTTGGTGCTATGGGTCCAGATGTAACTCAAGAACCAGAACCTTTAATAAAAATAGAAGATCCTATTAATGAATTTAAATATGTTGGTAAACAAGTATTGAATTTTTTTAAAGGTGGTGTTAAACTAGAAGAAGAGAAGTTACCTATGTCTACCCTGTAAGCCCCTCTAACCACCCTTTCACCTACTCTACGTTAGATTGTACCTATGAACACTTTAGACCTCCTTAAAGACGATTTTAAGCTATTCTTACAGGCTTTATGGAATGAACTCGACCTACCAAATCCTACACGTGCCCAATATGCAATTGCTGATTACCTTCAACATGGTCCAAAGCGTTTACAGATCCAAGCATTTCGGGGAGTTGGTAAGAGCTGGATTACTGGTGCTTTTGTTCTTTGGACTCTCTTTAATAACCCCGAAAAAAAGATAATGATTATCTCTGCATCTAAAGAACGTGCAGATAACATGTCTATCTTCTTACAAAAGTTAATTATTGAAACACCATGGTTAAAGCATTTACAGCCCAAAGGCGACGACTCGCGTTGGTCGCGGATCAGCTTCGACGTTTCTTGTTCCCCCCACCAAGCACCTTCCGTCAAGTCTGTCGGGATTACAGGCCAACTGACCGGTTCTCGCGCTGACTTAATGATTCTTGACGACATAGAAGTTCCCGGCAATAGCATGACGGAATTTATGAGGGAGAAACTTCTACAACTTTGTACTGAAGCTGAATCTATTCTTACTCCTAAACCAGATAGCCGTATTATGTTCCTCGGAACACCACAGACTACCTTTACTGTATATCGTAAACTAGCAGAACGTTCTTATAAACCATTCGTTTGGCCTGCTAGATATCCTCGTAAAGTTAGTCAATACGAAGGCTTGTTAGCACCACAACTTGTCGAAGACATCGATAAAGGTGCTAAGAAATGGGAAGTAACAGATGATAGATTTGATCATGATGACCTGATTGAACGTGAAGCGTCAATGGGTCGTAGCAACTTTATGTTGCAATTTATGTTAGACACCTCCTTATCTGATGCTGAAAAATTCCCCCTTAAATGTGCTGACCTTATTGTCACTTCTGTTAACCCCACTACTGCTCCAGAATCCGTCGTTTGGTGCTCCGATCCACAAAACGTCATTAAAGACCTCCCAACAGTTGGTCTACCTGGAGATTATTTCTACTCTCCAATGCAGCTACAAGGAGAGTGGGACTCTTACCAAGAAACAATATGTTCGGTTGACCCGTCGGGCCGTGGAACGGATGAAACAGCTGCAGCTTTTATCTCACAACGCAACGGTTTCCTGTACTTGCACGACATGCGAGCTTACAGAGATGGGTACTCCGACCAAACACTACTCGATATTCTAAAAGGTTGTAAAAAGTATGGCGTATCTAAGCTACTCATTGAAACTAATTTTGGTGACGGGATTGTTAGCGAGTTGTTCCGCAAACATCTTCAACAAACAAAGCAAGGAATTGATATTGAAGAAGTCAGAGCAAATGTTAGAAAAGAAGATCGAATCATTGATTCCCTCGAACCCATCCTCAATCAACATCGACTCATTATTGACCGTTCCGTAGTTGAAAAAGACTTTAAGTCTAATCCTGATGCAGCACCAGAAGAACGACTACTCTATATGTTATTCTATCAAATGTCTAGGATGTGTCGTGAAAAAGGTGCAATTAGACATGATGATAGACTAGACGCTTTATCTCAAGGTATTAAATACTACACAGATGCTATGGGTATCTCTGCCCTAGAAGCTATTAAAGATCGTAAACGTACAGAGTGGAATGCTATGTTAGAAGAGTTCTTTGACGACCCACAATCCTCTGCTAATCACTTAGTATTGGGTATGAATTTAACACAAAGACAACAAGCTAACTCTAATACTAAAAACTCAGTCCCTAACTGGGTTTAACCAGGTCCGACATGTATAGGCAGAAGGGAAGGGTGGACCCGACTGCTCAAAGGGAGGAATTCGAGACAAGCTCTCATTCCTCCTTTACTATACTACTGAATCTTGGAGTATATATTATACTTCCTAATACCACTCTTTATTAATCCCATCACAACTTATACTACTGTATGCATAACGTAGAACTCGTTCACGTAACACCCGATGCTGAATCATTAATAGCTTATATGGCTAGAGTATCTAACCCTGCTAATCAAGATAATGATAACTATACAGGTCTTATTAAATATCTAATTAAACATAAGCATTGGTCACCCTTTGAAATGGTTAATATGTGTGTACAGATTGACACAACCCGAAGTGTTGCTAGTCAAATACTACGTCACCGCTCCTTCTCCTTTCAAGAGTTCTCCCAACGCTACGCTCAAGTCGTTAACACGCCTCAACTGCCTAACTTACGCAGACAAGATACTAAGAATAGACAGAATAGTATTGATGATCTAGATCCTTTCCTTCAACAACAGTTTGAAATGCGTACTCAAGATCTATATAAGCAATCCCTAGACTTATATACTGATATGTTAGATCATGGTGTTGCTAAAGAGTGTGCAAGAGACATCTTACCCCTATCTACTCCCACTAAACTCTATATGAACGGTACCTTACGCTCCTGGTTGCACTATACTGACCTAAGATGTGCTAATGGTACCCAATATGAACACAAATTGATAGCAGATAACGTTAAATTACTCCTACAACAGCAATTCCCTATCGTTTATACCGCAATGTTCAGTGATAGTATCAATTCAACAAGCTCTTAACTGCTTAGCACTGTTTATTACTATGTGTACCTCCAATTATCATAATATTAAACAGTGCTTACCTGTTTGGTCTTACTTTCCACAGTATATTAACGATTATACAGGTTTTATCATGTCGGAACCTTACGCTAACGAGAAAGAAGCTCTTAAAAAATAACATAAATTTGTCAACCCATATATCATATAAGCAGCGCAAATATTACCCCCATGGGGTATAGAAAATACTGATCATTGCCGCTCGCTTCGCTCGCTTCCGCAATCATGTCCACTATGTGTTAACATGGCGCGCACTTAGCGAGCGCGTAGCGCGAGCGATTAACCGTGCTAAATAATATTTAACAAGGTACACGTATCCGTGTAAATATTGCACGACATCTGTTGCGCCAGTTAACGAAGTGCACACCACGTGTTGACTTATGCGCTGTGCTGTGCCATACTATGTATATCACCAACGGAGAGACACCATGAGACAGATTGAACGAGACATGATCAGTGCAATTAAGTTGGGTAAGTGTTGGCATAAGGCAAACACTGAGGTATACACTAACGACAACAATGCATCGCTTGTATATCTACACGGTAATCACATTGCAACTGTGACTGATGACAACGTCAGAGTATTTGATGGGGGATGGCGAAGCAACACGACTAAGTCTCGTCTCAATGTTATCATCAATGAGTTCTGTGATGCACTAACTGATGGTGTATTTCAGAAAGACTATCAATGGTTCATCAAAGATAACAACGAGGTTGTTAAGTTTAAGTCTGGTTATGTGTTCAAGTAAATGAGATTAAAAGAAACCACATACACGCTG